GTCAACTTTCTGCTTATCTTGCGGTAGTTCTTTCCCGTCTGCGTCTTTCGTAATCGGCGTGACAACGGTACGATCAGACTTCTCACGCGCTGCCCGTGGTAACGTCGGCACATCCTCCTTGATCTGTCTCTCGACAATCGTTGCTGCCCGCTCCACCGTCGGTGCTTGCACATAGTACGTTGCCGCAGGTGCGCGCTGCCCCGCCTGTACGTCCGTAAGACGTCGCCGCAGGGCATCCGCGTTGCGCCTGGAGATGTCGAGCTGAGCCCGCAGCCGTTCCGCATCCCGCGTCTCCTCCTGCGTCATGACGGCAGGTTTCTCAGCCGCCGTCTGCTCGGGTGCGGAGTGTCGCCCAATGGCGTAGGCAACACCGATGAGCAGAATACACAAGAGCACTAGGATCAGCACTTTGTGCTCCGTAAGAGTGTGCTGCATTCGCTCAAGCATAGCTTACCTCCTTTCAGCCTTTTATGCAATCTTATGTGAATGCATCACTGCAGGGCGTAGTCGGTCACGCCGCGTGCAATGGCGCGGGCAAAATCGTCCTGTCGCTCTCGCAAGAGTGCCGCATCCCCCTCGTTGTCGATAAAGGCGAGCTCAACGAGGACGGCGACCGCGTCAGTGTTGTTGAGAACATACAAACCGTTGACGCCGGGCTTTGCCCCCTTCACGCCACGATCCACAGTTCCAAGCGCATCCACAATCTGACTCTGGATGCAGTCTGCCAGCTTTTCTCCCTCGCCGCTTCCGTAGTAGTGCCAGACCTCCGTTCCGTTTGCATTGCCGTTGCACGCATTGCAGTGGATGGAGATAAACACATCGGCATCCGCACGGTTGGAAGTCGAGACGACTTCATGCAGACTGTCGGATTGGAGACTCCCCACAACTTCTACACCTGCGGCAGCGAGATAACCCGCAACAAGGTCTGCGACATTCTTCGCCACGTCACACTCGCGCAGTCCACATCCGCAAGCACCAGGATCCGGATTTCCATTCGGGGCGTGCCCCGGGTTCAGAAATACTTTCATTTGTTCTTTTCCCCTTTCTTGTTTGCAACGTTATTGTCTTGTAGCTGCAATATCATATCTTGAAGTTTTTGCGGCACAGGAAGCCCTATCCTCGTCGCATTCTCGATGATCGAGATTCCTTCATTCGAGATGTAGAAGAAGATCACGGCGGAACGCAGGACGCATCCGCTTCCAATGATGTGAACATCTAACACATTCGCCACGCCGACAAGGGTGAAGATGCAGACCTTCTTGCAAATCCCTTTGAAGCCGATGGCACTGGACAGTTTCTTCTCAACAATCGCACGAAGTACACCCGTGATGTAGTCCGTCACAACAAAAGCGACGAGTGCATAAAGCAGATCGTCAAAGCTGCCGAGGAACTCCCCGACCACGATGCCAATGCCCGCCGCATAGAGACGTATTGTCAAAATCTGATCCATCATCAAAAACCTCCTGCTTTCTTCCATTTTCCGAGATGATTCATCCTGCGCAGACGGTAGTTATAGCATCCGCGCATAAGCTCTGTAAGCTGACCGTCCTTCCATAAATATAAGGGCGATCCCGTGCTGACCAGATATTTCCCTTGTCCCAGAGGGCAGAGGCTGGTACGGGCAGTCGGATTCGTTTCCAGTTCCATAAGCAGCTCATCCTTTGCACTGTAAATCTTTGAAATATATTTTTTCCCGGAGATAAGGTAATCCAGATTTGCGGGAAAGCGCATATACATACCGTCATGGAGCGGATAGAGGACACTATAATCCGGTGCGCTCCATCTGCTTTCCGAAGGATAGGTTTCCCCTGTAACAGAGTCTCTTGACGTTGTTTTGGTTTTCTCCATCCAAGATTCCATGTTCTGACCGTCGAAGAACACATAACGGTCTGTGCTGACATGGCTTCCGTCTCCCCCATGCTCTGATGTTGCGTGCCATATCATCACTTTGAAGTTCCTTTCTTTATCCACCCGCCCTCCTACGGTTTGACAGCTATAGAGGTCAGTGGGACCGGATACGGCGGGAGCACCAAACATCGGCACAAGATCATATGCGGCGATGACCTCGCCGTTGCGTTTGACAGAGAGAATACTGTCCCGCTGATCTGCCCCGATGAGTGGAGACACGAGGACATTCACGGCTTCGAGGGTATAGAGATTTCCCCGCTCGTCCATTTCGGCATCGAGCATTCCATAGCCTGAGACATACGCAAAGTGACGGTTGCTGTTGACCATCCATATATCCTCTTTGGAAAAGCCGAGCGGATGAATCTTTCCTTTTGCGTAGTACGAATGGAGCATCTGGTTTTTTTGATCCTTCCACTTTATTTGGAGGAGCGGTATGCCGGAAAGGACATTCGTCGGAACATAACTGCTGCCGCCCTCGGATTCATGCCCGTAGACGCAGCGACCGTCCGTCCAGATCCATTCGCCCGGATAAACAGCATGGTTTCCAATGCAGGTAAGCCACGCGCCATCCGCAAGCACCCGATTTCCGCTCACAGCTTTCACTCGCGCCCTGTGCATATCCCTCACGCTCCCACGATAACGGCGGTACCACCCTTTGAAATCTGTACCCACACTAGACTGCCGTCTCCCGTATTGCAGTCCACTACCGCACGAAATGGATAGGAGCGCTCGCCGATATGAACACGCCCATTCTGAATCCTTCCGCGCTGAGCCTGTGACTCAACCTCCTTCGAGTTCTTTATCCCTGCCCGTATCGCCGCTGCAAGTCCAAGAACACCATTCATCCGTACCACCTCACCATCTTGATCGTCTGCCGCAGAATACGCGGCGTGAGTTCCACCGTGTTGGACTGCAAGAAATACTCATGCCCCTCGAAGCGGATGCGCTCGGTGAAATCGACGATGTGGTCAATGTCGGGAACGCCGCTACGAATCCGTGCGCGAATCTCCACCGTAACAGTCTCCTGTGTTTTGCGATTGAGCCATTCGATTTCTCTCGTCAGCATTCGCAGATATTCTGCGCCCACAACGGGAAACTCAGTGTCGATGAGCGAGGAGTACGGAAGCTCATCGTCACTCGCGTAACTTGCGCCAAGGCTGAGATTCGACTGCTCGACGGTGAACTGACTCGCCTTGCCGCCAGGCTTTCCCTGCGACAAGCTGCTGCCCTCCAATACGCCGTCCACATAGACGGTGGCCGCATACCATCCATAGCCGAGCGGCGCATGGTAGGTGATGCGCTCCGTGCCCTTCTCTTTGCTCCAATCTTCCCAGTCATATTCTGTGTGCTTCTTTCCGTCATTGACGGGTTCTGTTGTACGTTCCCATTCCTTGAAGAGATAGACATCCCGCCCCGTAGTGGCGTAGGCGTAATCCGTGCGGCTGGTCGAGCCGTCCACATTATGCGTGCGCTTCTCGGCGAGGTATTCCCCATCGTAGGTATAGGTGCTGTAGCCGTTCTCATTCGTCTCGCGGACGAGAAAACCGTTGGAGTAAGTGCGGCTGATCTCTTTGAACGAAATCGTGCCGGTGAAAGGTACAGGGACAGTGTCCTCCTCGTTGTGCGCCCCGCTCTCATGATTGTTATTCGCACTGTGCCAGATGGAACGCACGAGTTTCCGCTCAATCGTCGGCTGTGCGTGCGGCCAGTGCGTGATGTCAATGACGGATTCCTCCATGCCGCGCTGAACAATGTGGAGCGTATCTCCACGAATAAACACATTGATCTGACGCTGCGGCAGTTTTGCCGTCCATCCGAACAGTGCGGAGATGAAGTCATGGTAGGTCATTCCGCTGCCCTCAAAGTTCTGCGACGGTGTGAAATCATCGGTCAGACGATGAAGCCGAAGCCCAAGTGCTGCCGCAATCTCCACCGCATAGCGTGATACCTTTGCCCGCTCGACGTAGATATGGATGGGCGTGTAGAGGAGTGTGTCTTTACTGTACGTCCCCTTGACGGACTGCACGATGCCGCGCTGACTTGTTTCCTCGACAAGAAAACGGAAGGCATAATCCATCACCCGCCCTTCTACACACGCGCCGACGGCAAGCGGCTGGACGGTTTCGAGTTGGATCATGTCGGAAAGCGTAAGCTCGCCGAGCGTCACGGAGAACGAACGAATGCCGCGCTCTCTGAACTCTGCGTAGGTAAGCGTGTGCGGAATCTCGATTTTCGTGTCTGCAACGATGCGTGACTGTTTGACAAGAGTTCGTTTCGTATCTACCAACGCTGCTTTGCAATGACCGATACGCCGAAGCGCATCCCCTGTCACTCGGATTTTCTTGACGATCCGAATATCGCGTAGGGTATCTGCATGAACGGAACAAGATAGATTGAGCCTGCGTGACGTATCTCCGCTGACCTGCACGGGCTGACGAAATACGGGAATCACCGTGGCGTATATGATCGGTTTGAGGTGAACGCGCCCGAACGGCAGCCATGCGATGCAGACGGCAGGTTTCAGCTTGATGCTCATACGCCCGCTCTCCATCCGAACTGCCGCCCCGTGAATTCTGCAATCCTCATGGAGACAGTGCGCGTGTCCATAACGGTGGATGTCGGATTCTGTTCGGCGATATGTCTGCCGTATTCCGTAACATTCCCTCCGCTCTTTTCAAGTGCCCTCAGAGCGCACAGTCCTTCTGCCGTGCGATAGGCAGGATTCCCGATGAGGGAAATCCCCGTCACACGCGAGTCCGCACCATACTGCGCGGATAGTGCGGCAACATCGACCGTTTGCAGAAGCTCCTGATTCGCAGCCGTCGCCTCATAACTTCCATCGCCGCAGTCGGTCATATCCGTCTGCGTCGCTTGGACGGGCAGCATGATAACCTGTTCCCGTGGGCTGATCTCCTCATCCGAGAGGATAAGATTCGAGACGAGAATGTCCTCGGTTCTACTGTAAACCGTAATGGTCTTTTCACTGGAACTGTAGGCATACCAAAAAGAGCAGTCCTGCTTGTTGCAAACCTCGCGTTCGTTCAGGAGTGCCCGAAAGATACCGTCATTGTTCTGCCCCGGTTTGACATGAAACCACAAAGTATTGACTGCATTTGCGCGAATGCTGTCGGAAGTGGCGATGGTATCGTTATTGTTGTTTCCCTTCATGCGCCACCTGCTCCAGGACGTTTCCGCACTAACGATGATGTAGCCTCCGATTGCAAGGGTAAGTTTAGCACGGTCTGCATTCTCCGGTGCTTTGAAGTACAGATCCAGTTTCCCGTAAAGCTCTGTGGGGAATCCTGAAATCGTCAGACCTTTGTCACCGGTCGGCTGCCAGAAGGATATGCCTGTTTTGCTGTACTGCTCGCCCGTCACCGTCGTGCCGCCACGAACTGAGAGCAGATCCGCATAGCCCGGATTGATGTATTTGAATGCCATACGAACCTCCTCAATTCGAGACTAGGAGCCCCTCTGCCTGAATATCCACGCTCGTATCTTGCTGCGGTGCCTCATCTGCACTGCTGAGTGCCTTGACCCAGAAGACGGTATTCGTGTCGCGGACGTTCTGCAGAGAAATAACATCCTTCCATTCGGCAGACTCCAATGCTGTCTCGGCAGTGTATTTGTTATCCGTCGCGGCTTTCCACTTATCCGCATGATCACCGACAAACTTGATCGTCAATACTCCGTCAATGTGGAAGCCGCTCTCGCACCGCACGGCACATTTGACGGCTTTCTGCTCACCCTTACCCGCATCGAGCAGAACGGAGATCGGAGAGAGTTCCGTACCGGAGCTGACCTCCGTCCCGTCCTTGCTGCCCTCCGTCGGATTGTTTATATAGATATGCAGCAGTTCTGCCATTTTCACACCCTCCAAAATTCTAAAGACAGTTTATATACCTTCGGAAAATGAGCCACGTACTCGTAGGATTTCACCACGACACGCATCGAGGGCAGGACGCTCCCGCTCTCGTCCGTCACGGACACCCTTGCGCGGCCGTCCCAATAGCCCTTGATCTTTTCCCAGTCGGCGGCAGTGACCGTGACCATACAGGAGATACGGTCGCCCTCCGTAACATGTCCGAAGTCCTGCACGACCGCGCCGCCGACAATCTCCAAAAGTTGCTGACGGTCGTCGGGAACAATCTGCCAGTTCTCGACACTCAGCGTTCTGACCTCACCAATGTGAATATGAATTGGAATCACCCCCTAGGGCATTTTCAACAGCAGGACGGATACGGTCGGCAACGTGGTCGGCAAGCATACGCATTCCCTCATTGTCCTCCGTGACGGCGTTCTCGATTTGCACCTGTATGTGAATTTGGCGGTTGTCCGTCATGGATGGCGCGGACTGGGGAGTATTTTGAGAGGAAAGAACATTCTGCCCCGCAGTTTGGATGCTCTGCGCTTGTTGCCCCAATCCTGCCATCATCTGTGCGTATGAGAACTCCTGCCCATTCACACGGATGCGGGAACTATCCTCACGCTTCTCGGGAGCGAAATTCGGCAGGAGATTCTCCATCGCCCATTTACGCCCGGATTGGAACTGTTGGAGAAGTTCCGGTGTCAGCCCCAAGTCCTCCGCTGTGAACTTATTCTTCTTGCGAAGATACTCCATCAGCCCGACTTGCCCGGACTGCTTGAATACCTTCAGCTCCTCTTTCTGGGAGCGGAGGACTTCCAGCGCGGCGTTGCGCTTGGCATCGAGTTTCTGCTTCTCTGCCCAACGTGTCGCCTCGACCTCATCCAGACCTTTCTGTACCCACGCATCCTTCTCGCGCTCAATCTCTGCAAGGCGATTTTCGAGTTCCGTTTTCCAGATGGAGTCAATATTGGATGCAACGTCACGCTCCCACTGCTCCATCACACGCGCCTTGCTCTCACTGAGCCACGCCTGCGTCTGCACCTCGTCCAAGCCCTTCTGGTGAAAGGCATCGGCTTCACGGGCGATGGCGTCCAGCTTGTTCTGCAGGTCGGTCTTGTAGAGCGCATTCGCCTTGTCCACAACGTCCCGCTGAAAGTCGGCGTAGATTTTCGCTTCCTTTGCCAAGCGGTATTCGTCGATGAGATGCGGATCTGCGCCCTTCTGGAAGGACTCGAAGGCCTCGCGATCCAGAGCGTGAATACTATTCTGGATGTCTGTGTGCGTCAGTGTATATAAGCTGTCTGTCAGTTGTGCTGTCGCCTTTGCAGATTCACTGACCGTCTTTGCGGCATCTTTCTCTGCCGCCGCACGGATTTTCGCAGCTTTGGCATTCTGCTCCTGCGCCTTGGCATTCTTCTCCGCTTCGGCACGCGCCTTCTCCTCTGCCGCCGCTTTCTCTTTGGCAATCTTCTGCTGTTCTTGGTGCTGCTTGTATTCATCCCCGTAGAGAGCATCGAGAACGCTGCCGCCGAGGAACGGAATTGCAATCAGCGGAGACGCCACAGGATGATTCTTTACGAGCCACGCATTCGCTTCTGCGTGTTCATTGACCTTGTGAATCTGCTCACCGACAAAACCCGCCAATTCTGCGACGGTCTTGAGTGCCTCACCCCATCCAAGGACAGCGTCCTTGATCTCGTCCTTATTGTCACGGATCGTTTCAACCAGAGATTCAAAGCCGTCATTGATCTCCGGCATGAGTTCTTCGGCGGCAGGAAGGAGCGCCGCACCGAGGGCAAGTTTCAGCTGTCCCGCTTCCATCTCCATCGCACGCCACTTGAGATACGTCTCGTGCGCCTGTTCGGGGTCGAGCAGTCCCGTGGTCTTGACACGCGAGGAAATGGTCATCAGATCGTCATACTGTTCGAGGATCGGAATAAGAGCCGCACCACGCGCTCCGAGGACTTCTGCGGTATATGCTTCCTCCATGCCCGCTTCGCTTGCGGTCTTGTACCCTTTGGCGAGCTGTGCCAGCTGCTCATTCAGCGGCAGGAGATTCCCTTGCTGATCTTTGAGTGCGATCCCGAAGCGCGATAGGGCGTGTGTGGTATCGTTACCCGAATTTCCCGCAGCGGATACCTGTTTGTCAAGACGAGCGATCAGCGGTATGACGCTCTTGATGTCCGTATCCGCAAGCTGAAACATACGCCCCAGTTCAGCGGCTTCCCCAGCAGAGACGTGAAGTCGTTGCGTCAGCTTGTAGACGTTCTCGCCCGCAAGCATCGCATCTTTCGTGATATTGAACAGCCCCGCGCCTGTTGCGGCGACTGCCATAACGGCAGCCATCTTCGCGGAGAGTATGTTGAATCCGCTCGTTAGATTCTTGACACCCGCCTGTGCCGCCGTCATACCCGCTGAGATACGTCCGCCGAGCGTGCCGGAGAGTACCGCACTTTCCTTGAGGCGATGATTCAGTTTCCGCACCTCGGCTTCGGTCTGTGCGACCGTCCGCTGCTGCCGCAGGAGATTGCTCTCCGCACGGCGATAGGACGCACTATCCACGCCGTCATTCTTCTTGGCAGACTGCAAAACAGCAGCAAGAATCTGTTCTTTTTGCCGCTGAATATCCAACTCGCGGTTGATCGCCTGATAGCGCACCTTGATCTTGTCGAGTTCCGTCCCTACGCCATCGAGTTTGGCAAGGTCGGCATCCAGTTTGAGGTGAATATTGTTTGCCTTGCTGTTGAGTCGCGCAATGGAATCCGATACGGTTTTCCCCGCTGTGTCAAAGTCCAGCTGCAGCTGTGCGATGTTGAGACCGATGTCGAGATAGAGTTCATCAATCTTTTGTCCGCGCTTTGCCACTCCATCTCCCTCCCTACATCACGTCGTCAACATATCGCTCAGACGATCTTTCTTCGCAGATCGCCGTCACCACAAGCTGATCGAGCAGGAACGTAATCTCATGTGCGTCAATTTCCTGCATTGTCCATCCGTATGCGGACTGCAGCCGCTCGTAATAGCGCAGTAAATTCTGGTACGGAGAAAGAACTACGCCTCTTTCCCCGTCTCCCCGTTTGGGAGGTTCACCAATTTGGAAAACGTCAATGACTGAACCCATCGAAAGAGTGCGCGTGTCAGTGGAACAATGTCCGCAACGTCTACATTCTCCTCCACGGATTCTCGTGTCACTTCCTCCCGTCCGAATCCAAGGACAATCAGACGGACGTGCTCGTCCAGAAAATCTTCAAGGCTCAGACCTTCTTTGTCGGCATCAAAAAAGGCAAGGAACTCACGCCAGACCTTCATCTTCGGAGGGTTCGGCGTGATCTCCCTGCCCGCAATATGCAGTTTCGGTGTATCCATCATGTCCTCCCTCAGACCTGCTCGTACCACTTCGTTCCCGTCTCAGCGGCAAAGCCCGCCGCCTCCTCGTCTGCCTTGGCGTAGGACAGCCCGTCGGAAATACGGTAGATCGCCTTTGCCGTCAGTGTCGGCGTATCGAACTGAATGCTCTCCTGCTTCGAGTTGCCGCTCTCGGAGGGTTCCGTGAATTGGACTTTGTAGAATTTGGTGTATCTCTTCTTGCCGTTGCGCTTATCCGACTGAAAGAGCACGGCGAAGTACGGAGCGACATCGTCCTTGCCCGCCTTCATCACGCCGTTCTCGATACTGTGTCCAAGGAGATACGCGACATACTCAAGCGGTAAAGCAGCCGTGTCAAACGTCAGATCGTAGGATGCGGTATTCGACGCCGTATCCACAGACTGACCGTCGGCAAAAAGCTCCGCTTGATTCGTCTGTGGCTTGATGTCCACCTTGCGCAGGAGTTTCCCGAGCGGAATCGGAGCTTCGTAGGTCGCCGCTCCTCCTGCCACATCGGTGAGCATCTTGGCGATATGAAGTTTCTGGATGTTGATGAACTGCCCGCTTGTCAGATTCCCTGCGGGCTTTCCTGCCGATGTAGGACTTGGCATTTTATTCTCCCTCCATTGCTGTTCTGTAATCTGTGATTTCAACGAAAATATCTTTCTCTGTCAGTTCCTGCGTCTGCGCACGCACAAAGCCGAGCGGCAGGAGCACACTTTTTACGGCTTTATGGATTTCCCGAAACCGTCCGTCCTTCGTCAGAATATGGATACGCACCGTGATTCGGCGTTCCAGTTCCGCACCGTCTACCGAGAGCGCAGGAACGTCGGAAATGACAGAGTAGACGAGAATGGGGTATGTCCCCGCATCGGGACTGCGCCCGTGGTAGATGCCCTTTCTCCCATGCGCGAGAAGCTGCGTCAGCTCCTTGGAGCGCACAAGTGCCTGATACACCATCCGTGCCGTACTCATTTCCCTCTCCTCTGTATTGCCGCTCGGACAGCATCAACGATGGCAGAACGGATCCCGTCTTTCTTGGCATCGAGCGCGGGATAGAGAAACGGACGGTTGATGCGTGGGCTGAACTCGACAAGAACGCCGTAGAATACGCCATCTTGAGACTCCGCATCTGCCGCGATCCTCCAAACAGAACCGTCCTTCCTGCGGAGACGTTTGTGGATGGAGTCCCGCAACGCACCTTTGACCACGCGCTTATCTGTTCCCGTATAGACGGGACAGCGGTTCTTTGCCTCCGCGACCACATCGTCCGCGCCGCGCTCAAGTGCTTCCTTTGCCGCAGCCGTCGCCTCTGCACCAAGCTCCGAGAGGATCTTCTCGGCAGAGACGAATCCACGGTATCTAGCCATCTTCCACCAACTCCCTGCATTCCAGAACAAGCCACCGTTTCTTTCCTCCGAGCGGATACGGCGGCGCAATGGGTGTGAGCGTTTTGTCGCCCCAACGGATACGATCCGTCACGCGCACATCCGCACGGTAACGAATGACGATGCGGTAATCCACCTTCTGCACCTTCTCCGCATAACCGTCCGAGATTTTTGCCGCAAACGGCAGAACGAGCGCCCATGCCTTTGAAATCTCCTGCGCAGATGAGGAGAGGATATTTCCCTCATCATCCGTATCTGTGACGGGACGCAGAATAGTGATTCGATGACGCAGTTCGCTCATGGACACTCTCACCTAAAAGACCTCCTTCCGCACACCAAAAAGCAGGGAGCGAAGCGTCAGCGCAAGCCCTCTGTGATCCGCTTCCTCCCGATGTTCATAGAGATAGGATACGGCGTAGAGTATTGCGACTCGTACAATCGCCTGATCTTCAACCTTGGACAGCTTCTTCACGCGCAGAAGTGCCGTACAAATCTGTTCTGCCGTTTCCGCAAAGTGCGTGAGGAGATCGTCCTCCTCATCGCCGTCAATGCGCAGATACTGCTTGACTGCTGCAAGCGGCACAAGCATAAAACCACCTCCCCTCTTGCCGCAAAACCAATGAAATCGCTGATAAAATGGATAAGTGGACGATTTATCAGCCCTTCATCTTGAGTGTCTGCACGGCTTCCTCAAGAACGAGCTTGCCGTCCACGCGCTCCTTCATGACGTAGCCGATCATGCCGTTGCCCGCAAACAGCTCCTTCAGTTCCTGCAGGGAACGTGTGCCACGGTCGCCGATGTTGTAGTAGGAGTAGTCACCGAATGCGATGACGGTCTTACCCGCCTCGACAGCAGACATATACGCCGAGGAATACACGGGGTAGCCGAGCAGACGGTCTGGTTCACCCATCTGGTACGACGGCTGCCAAAAATATGCACCGTTGGCATCCTTGAGCTTTCGGATGCTTGCAAGCGTCTGATCGTTGACGATGAACGACGCATTCTTGCGGTAGGGATGCTTGAGGCTGTAGACGAGCGTCACGAGTTCATCCGCCTTGAGGTCTGCCGCCGCCGTGGTGACGGATGTCTTTGCCGAGGTGAGAAGTCCCTTGGGCTTGTGCGTCCCATCGCCATTCAGGAATGCGTCCTCCTCTGCATTGCCGAGTGCCTTGCCGAACTGCTCGATGAGATAGCTCTCAAGGTTGAAGGCGTTGTCGTAGAGAAGCTCTTCTGTCACCTTAACCGCAACGTGCAGCTTGTGCGCGTCGAGGACGATCTGGTCGAAGGTAGCCTCGCCGAAGGTGAGCGGCGCCCCCTCCTCAATCCATGCAGCCGCAGGTTTCGTGGCGGCGATATTGATCTTGTGCTCGCCGCTCGTTGTGATGACTGTCGCAAGCGGACGCAGGACGTTCTCCTCATTCAGAACGTCAATGAGACGCTGATCGTACTCTTCGGGTACGAGATAGCCGCCGTTTGCATCCACACCTTCCTGCAGGACGTTCTCCACCTGCCGGAAGTTCGTACGCAGTGCCTTCAGCATTGCCGCACGGTATGCCTCGCTTGCACGACCCGTCTTTTCTGCATTGAGAGATGCGCCCGGAGTGTTGGTGATTGCCGCCGTCACGGGCTTTGCAAGCTGCGCGTCGAGAATCGCCTGACGCTCCATGCGCTCGATGTCCTTGCCGAGTGCAAGCACCTCGTTCTCCATCTGCTCGTATGCCTTGGCATCTTCAGCTGTAAGGCGGCCGTCCTTTTCGTGAGAATCCAGAAACTGCTTTGCCTGTTCCCACATTTCTGCACGCTTCTCGCGCATTGCCATGATCTTATCCATGTTCTTGTCCCTCCATTAGTGTGAAATAGAAAAGAGCCGCTTCTTAAACGGCTCTGCATCGACATTGTGTGTCCCCTGACCGAATTTCGAGAGCAGGGAGTTTGTGACAGCGGCGCGGGAGAAGATCAGCCCGTCTGCCACTTCGGTCAAAGGACGCTGAACGTCCGTATAGAGAACGGAATCCGCAAATCCAAGCTCCACTGCTTTCTTTGCGTTCATCCACGTTTCGGCATCCATCAACCGTGAAATCTTCGCACGGGACAGCCCCGTCTTGAGTTCATAGGCGTTGATAATGCTCTCCTTGATCTCGGCAAGGAATGTGATTGTCCGCTCCATCTCGTGTGTATCCCCTATGGAGACGGTCATGGGATTATGGATCATCAACATCCCCAAGGGAGAAATCTCAACCGTTGATCCTGCCATCGCAACAACGGATGCAACAGATGCGGCAATTCCGTCAATCTTGACATTGACGTTCCCCTTATACTCCATGAGCATATTGTAGATCTGTGCCGCCGCATAGCAGTCCCCGCCCGGAGAGTTGATCCAGAGGTCAATATCTCCCTCGGTGGCGTTCAGTTCCTCGCGAAACATCTGGGGAGTGATCTCATCGCCCCACCACGTCTCGTCTGAGATTTCACCGTCCAGAAGCAAGATTCGCTTCTCTCCCTCGTTCCGCACCCAGTTCCAAAATTTACGTTTCATCGCCCTCTCCTTTCTTGTTGGCGAATAAACCTGCGTCCCTCAGTTTTGTCATATTCCCGTTGATGAGATAGAGATCGCCGCCCTCGTCTGCTTCGATGGGATTCATGTCCTCAAGGCTGCGGATGTCGTTTGCCGAAAGCCATCCGTTCTGCCGCCCGATGGCATAGCCCTCCATACGGCTCTTGTGGTATTGTCAAGAACAGTTGACAAATTTCTCACAAGGGAACGACCGTTTAAGTGGTTGCGTCAATGGAGTCATAGAACTGTCGCC